TTATGTTCCATCCACCAAACACGAGTCTGGCCTTTGGTGTCAATCTTGTAAAGTTTCGGGAAGGTAACCATTAGCAATCCTCTGATAAGATTTCACGACCAACATCAGGACCCCAATTCACTTCTTTATGAATTTGATCCGAACGAGCCTTAGCACTGTCAAAGATAAACTTAAACTTCTCCATCGGCTCCCAGTCACTTAGATAACTGTTATCACGGTCAAAGATTTGTAGATACTCGGTTTCAGTAATGACACGGTGATTATAGATATCTTCTGCGATATGGTGCTGTGTTAGTTCTTCCATTTTACCTTGATATGGACCACCAGTAATGCTATCAATAACATCATCAACCGCATATTCATTTGGTTCATGGTCGGGCAGTCGCACTACATAAGCATGACGGAATGTGGAAACAGTTTCGACTAGGACAAGTTTAGACATTATATCAACTCCGTTCGATCAAGTCAAGCAGTTGGGTGAGGAAACGTTCCTCTTGACCACACTGGCCGACAATACCTTCCCAAACTGGATCAATCTTTGCCGTTTGAGCAAAGTCATGTTTGATACGGCGCAGGTCTGCCAGTCGGTTATACAGTTTTTCTTTAATCTCTACCAGAGCAACGTCTGGGCTTTTAGTTAGTGTATCAGTCATTAAATCTCCACGATAAAGTTAGTGTTAGGGTTCTCACGTTCACCAGGATATCCATGCGGGTTACAGACCACACGGGTACCAAATACCTCATAGTCAAAGTCATTGTGCATATGACCATGACACCACAGTTTAACATTAGGTGCCATCATATATTCCAAGTCGGATGCATAGCCGCCATTCATATAATGATCTCCCTTATACATTTCATGAATACTTTGATATGACGGAGCATGGTGTGTGACGATTACCGTTGGAGTTTCTCCATCAAGTTCACCCTCAATAAACATACGAGAAATCAAATGTTCTCTATATGCCGTCCTTGGGGTAAACTTGAAATAACTATCTATCATATCACGATACTTGATGACATGAAAATCGCTCATACTACGCCACAGATGATCCATCGTCAGAGGACAATTATCGTTCATATCGGTCCATAACGTGGTACCCAGAAACTTTACACCATCGATCATCACACTTTCATTATCCAGAAAGTGGAAGTTAGGGAGACCTGCTACAGTCTCACGAATAACCGAAGCCGTATCATTAAACAGATGCTTATAATGTTCATGATTGCCCATGACATAAACAACGTGTTTAAACTTTTGGGCACACTCCCGAAGAAACTTACCCTCACGAGGTAGCGGCATAAATTCATCTTCGGTTTTAAGAAACTCAGCCATACAGATATCACCGGCCAGGACCAGAACATCTGCACCAGCATTTTCAACGACTGGGTTATGATTAAACTCCAGATGCAGGTCACTGACTAGTTGGATTTTCATATCTATCTCCTTACCACGATGCCTGATAATATACAGAACGATATTCACCATCTTTTGTGTCATTGTGTTTGAGCCAGTTAAGGGCTCTTGTAAAGATATGAATATCACGATCCTTCTGTTCTTTATAAGAACCGTATTCGTCTTTTTCACCAGGGAAATAAGAACGACCGAAGAAGAAACCGGTTACAGGTTCATTATAAAGAGCATCATTCTCTAATGCTGTGATAAGGTTATGCAGATCATCAGCACTAAGATGAATACGCTGGCACTCATCTTTACCATCAGCGAAAGTATCGACAATAAACCCATGGAGATTAGCATGTTTACGCCAATACCCCATGTCAAGCACGGTGCTCGAAACGGGGAAGCCATCAACAGTTTCATTCTTTTCATATGAATACTTATCACCGCAGAGGTTCATATCAAGACCCATGATTATTCTCCTTTGTCGAAAGTTATGATGACTTTATTGAGTGCGTTTTCTATTGCTACTAACAGAGCATCTTTAACAGGACCTTCGGGCATTACAAAGAATGACAGCGACATAAGATGACTAGAAATCGCATTACGAATTACCTCTGTGTAATACTCAAGCCTTGTCATCATTCACCTTTCAGATTAAGATTGACGTTGTTATTGCGGAAGTTATCACTCATAACATTGTATTTGAAACAAGCCTGACTTTTAATATCACCACTATTCACGCAGTCGAGTTTCAGACGATAATCATACCAAGCGCCGAAGATAATGCAGCCGAACATGATTGCAAAAAGAAGGCAGAGAAAGGCGAAGAACCAATCAAAGTGTCGCATTTTTAACTCCATCGATATGAGAACATTTATTACGCCATTTATAGGCAGTGCATGTGCATGAATAACGCTTGAACGGACCAGCGGTTACAACATACTTGTTATCAGCGATTTTAACATTATCATCGTTATTTGACCTGTCGACCCATGCTTTGATAATGTTTCGTTTATCGAGTATGCGAACTGGAGCATCCATATCACCTGTCGTTAGAAAAAACTCATTCTCAGATAGCCAAGATTGACGGGGTGCCACATGCCCAATATATTCAACCTCAGACGGATACGGATAAACCCCAGAGTTATTAGGATTAAACGCAGTCTTATAAAGAAGTTTAACAAGAGACATGCAGCACTCCCGATTATTAGATGCCAAGAGCCTTGAGGTCAAGACCCTCAATGCTATCCCAATCACGATCAATGTTGAAGGACGTACCGACTTCACCACTGGTGCCAAACTGTTCGGTCACATCATCAAATTCACGGACATTCTTGGGCTTCATCTTGGCAGCCACAGCCTTCAACTTAGCAAGATTGGCTGCCTTGATATCAGCAACGGACTTTTTAGCAGTTGCAACCTTGCGGGGAGCAACGGGAGCAGCAGCCTTCTTCGGCACTTTCACTTTAGCAACCTTCGGGGTTGCAGCAGCCTTGGCTTTTGCTTTAGTAGCCTTGGGACCGATAGCACGAATATCAGCAGCGTTAGCAGGCTCAACGGTGCAGGTGTAAGAAACAATCTTACGACCGGACTTCTGGACAGAGAAGTCAAAGCCGAGCAAACGCAGGAACGTGATATACTTTGCAGAATAGTCCTTGGTTGAACCAGCAGGACGGACGAGATTGCTGATATCAGTCGGGGTAACGGACTTACCCAGAGCAATCAAGTGGATAATCGGCTTAACACGACGAGCCATCGTATCAGCAGAGCCAGCCCAAGCAGGAATGTTTACATTCGTCATATTATATCCTTTCACTGTTTTCATTATGTCTTATATTAACATACCCGGAAGCCAAAGTCAAGCGAAATCGTATGTCAACGACTGCGACATGTTGTCGCACCTATAGTCTATAGACTTAGTAGACTGTTGACATTCTCTCGTTGACATTCTAGACCTCTTGATCCATTCCAGGGATATCACATAGCAGGGTACCCGTTTCGAGAATTTCAATCTTATCGTAGGTCTTAAAGTCACCAAACAGGGCAAAGTAACTACGACCATTCAGCGATGCACTAGCATTTTCCACATCATTCGGGAAGTAGGTGTTAGCAAATGCAACCAGCAACTTATCTAGGCTAGGATAAATCGCACCATCTAACCCAGTGAACAGATTACTGTTATTCACAGGAGTGACCGAACCGATCAGTTCTTTACCCCACTTAGTATTAGCGACAAGCCAGAAGCGATTTGACTGACGCTCACCATACGCATTTAGCGAATAGAGATAGTCGTTTAATACATGCTGTCTACCGATATGCTTAACCATGATATTTCTCCTATTAATGTAATGTGGGTGAGAGTTCATAATCAGTTGCCCATTCATCGTTGAAAAACTTGTCAAGGACTTCCTCAACAAAACTCAATTCGATTTTAATAGGCAGCCGTTCATTCACATAATTGAGGACATCATTATCAGTCATAATACCGGGCTCACCCATGGCATCATAAACGAGATTTTCAGCCTCGACATAAAGTTCCGACATTTTAGACATCAGCAAACTCCAAGACAAGAGTATATTTACCGTCTGACCACTTTTTCTGTTTTACAACATGCCAGCCGAGAGCAATAAAGTTATTTGCTACACGGCAGACATAACTAAAATCACCAGAGATAATCTTTTGCATATTATTCTCCTTCACATTCAACCCAATGATCAATGTCGAAAGTTTCGGTTGCTTCGGTAGCAACTATCCAGGCTTCATCACGGGTTCGCAAGCCAGAACGATATAAGCCGGCATCAGAATAAACAGACCACATATTAGGCTCCTTGTTTCATCTTACGGACTTTGGACATCATGCGACGACCATGAGCGGGATAAGCGATTACTTTAATCTCTTTATCCCAACATGCACGGCAATCACCACACTTGCCATTGCGAGAATAAGCACCACAAACAGTTGCAGTCGTTTCATCGTCTGCATAAGCAATTACAGTTGAGCCATGATCAACATTAAACTCACCAGTAATAGACGGGGACGAATAGCGAACAGCAGCATTGGGAAGCATTTTCATACGCTCAAGGACTGCACGTATCTTGGGAATGTTATAAGACTTAGTAGGCAGCCAATGCTGCACTTGCGGAGTCTTTTGCATAACCAGATAAATCTTGAAAGCCAGAGCGGGATGATAAACGTCTCCCGAGTCGAACCAGCGAAAGAACTTTTGCTTTTTAAGCAAAGCAACCATTTCATCGACCCATTCGGCACGTTTCCAATCTTCACGATTAGACTCACGGACTGATTTGACGTTGGGCATATTATACATGCCGTCTTTCGCATAGCAGCCAGCACAAACGGGGAGGGGTTGCTTAGTAATGGGATCAATAGAACCAGGACACGTGGACCCCGCTTGCAGGGACCAGGACTTAGCAGGCATTTTCGAAGCCTTAGAAAGATTGATCATATAAAATCCCCTTTCAGATTAGAGCGAGTTAAATTGATCAACAGCATCAGCCCAATCATAATCAAAATACTCATTTACTTTAGTCTGTAAAGACAAAATAAACTCAGCAACAATGAACCCGAACACGACATTAACAGTCATGTAAGCAAAGAAACTATTCAACTTGAACAAAAGAGCGTTTTTCATGTTTACTATCCTTTCTGATTATGTCTAATCATAACACAAAGGACGGAACAAATCAAGCGAAATCGTATGTAAACAGGTGCGACATGATGACGCACCCTTAGTCTATAGTTTTGGTAGTCTTTTGCGATTGTAGACAGATTTCTTGTCTACAAACACCTTCGGTCTACATACAGGAGTCCGGAGTGCCTTCGCTACCGGGTTTATCGTTTTGCGTTTCATCTTTCTTTCCTATCTCCAGATTGTGTAAATCAATAATGAGTTGGATCGTTTTTAATCGAATACGATCTCCACCAAGACCGGCATCTATCTTATTCTTTTCTTTTGCTTCAATGAGGCGAATAAGAATTTCTCGTTCCTTATTGATATACTCAATTTGTTTAGGCGAGAGTTTCATCTTGCCTCCACATAAAAATCGGGCTTGATATACTTATTGAGGTAATACTTTTTATATCGCTCAACAGCAACCCGTGAGATACCACGAAAGGTTATGGTCGTGCTATCAACAAAATATACCGACAGATTGAAAGTCTTAACATTAGCCATTATATTTGCTCCTTAGCCAAAGATAAACACCGAGGACAATGATTGTATATGCGATAACCATCCACTCCGACACAAAAGCATAAAGCGGATAGCCGTCAAAGCGGATGGATATTGTCATTAGTTCATCCCATCAATAGCAAGCCACAGCATAGTGCCGACAAAAGCAAACGTAGCAATCATACCGAGTGCCACATATTGCATGATTTTAGTTTCGTCCATCATATTAATTCTCCATGTTAGTAAGAGCGATTAACGCAAACGCAACAGGCGGAGCAAACACTACAATAAAGAGAACGATATCAGTCATTATACCTCCAAAGTGCCAGGAACAATCCACCAAGTAACACGGTTCTGTGCGGTCATCGCTTTATTGACATTGCCAATATACATGACCATATAACCATTAACATCCAGATCATCATGGAAAACAGTTTTCATATTAATCCTCCAGATTAAGAGTGCCGGGGACGATCCAATAGGACTCGGACGGATATTTGCCGCTATTGTGATTAGCACAATAGTAAGCAACCATCCAATCGTTATCAAAACCATCGGGTTCGAACACCGAAAGAGCATAGATATGGCGCATAAAATACATTATATTTCCTCCCCACAAGCACCGAACATATAGATCTCGTTCATTACTACCTTGCGAATATACAAGTTGTCGTTGCCGTCGGCCAGCACAAATTCACGAGCCTTCACGTAGTCCGAGAAGATTCCCATGAGAACTTCTCCCTCATACTCCGTAAACCATATTACAGCGAAAACTTCCATGATTAACCCCTAACGTTTATCGATTTGCCTTTATTAACGCCACTCTTCGGACGTTTAGCAGGTTTAGCCACTTTAATAGTGCCCCCATTTTCAAAATAGTTAGTGAGAGCATTAAGAGTGTTAAGGTCCAGGTTGAAGGACTTTTTAACGAAACGAGGATTAGACATAGGATTTCCTTTCACGATTGATTATGGACATATAGTAGCACGGTTCGGAACATTTGTCTATGTGACATAATGTCGCACCATGTTTACATTTACCGAACGTCTGTGTTAAGTTTGGGTTTACGTTCACGGATCAATTCCCGTTCACGTATATGAGCCTCGGACTTGCCTCGAACAACCTCAAGGACACCTACGTGGAAATTATCAGGACCATACTTACGAATAGCCACACACAATTTCCAGTCTTTGCCCTCGGTCATTGCACGACGGACGTGTTTATTCCAGCGACGGGTAAGCGAAGGCATTACCCGACCCTGGTCGACAACTGTAACCCCGATATACTCTCGGCCGTTTATAGCCAAGTTATAGATTACGTGTTTACAGTCAGAACGGCGTTTACGTTTGTTTTTGATCATGTGCTAATACTAGCATAAAGGAACGGAAGAGTCAATAGAAAAGTGATTGTAAACCCTGCGACATTTTGTCGCACCCTAAGTCTATCGATTTAGTAGACTATGTTTACATACAAAAAAGAGGGGAACTAGTCCCCTCAATTTTAATGCTCATAAAAATCATCGACCTCATCATAATCGTCGGTGTGTTCCATCCACGCCTTCTTTAGATTCTTCAACGGTCGTCGGTCTCGAATCTCGGACTGTGGTCGCTCCAACCGTTTGCCACCATACTTCTTATCTTCTTCATATAGTTCGGCATATAGAGGATCAATTTTGTGATGATTTGACTTATGCTTCATTGTCATGCTACCTTATGTAACGTTAGTCCCTTTAAGTTAAAATTATCACGCCATACCCAGAACGACGGTCCGTGTCCGAGTGGTTCATCATATTGAAACTGGAATAGATGGATCATTTCATGTGCTAGAATTTCGACAAACAATTTCTTATTGTCATATACCTTGTTCATCTTTAACTGATTACCCTTTTCTTTCTCACCAGGCCAATACAGGAACAATGCATGAGCATTATGTGGTCGACCGATATGCAACTTATCAAAAGGCTTGAGTTTGTTACCGAAGATAGTTGCATTGAGTATATCGAACCATAGGTTTAGTTCATCCATTGTGGGTCTGTATTTGCCCTTCTCATTCTTTAAACTCTTTACTAACTTATGATAGTTGTAGTAAGTCTGGGAACGCTTCATTTACTAATGCCGGTGTTAGATGTGGAACCTTTAGTTTCTTGGTTAACATAGCAGCAAATACGTCTGCTTCGTCTTCCTCTAAGGACTCTAGTATCTGTATCAATATCTCTGTCTTTCGCTTTTCTGTCAAGCCAGCGGGAGTGCGTGGGTTATCTTTCATGAACAGATAGATCCTACCAAGTTCATTGGTCATATGTGAGTATGACATACCCGCTGGCATCTTCTCACGCTTGAAGTCCGGGATCTTATCCACATTGAATACAATACGTGGATCAAATGCACCCATCAGCACGTTACGTAGTGCATAGGTATCATTCTTTCTTAGAACCTCAATACGTTCTGCTTTAGTCTTGGCATTCTTAAACTCATTGAATACCTCATATACATTCTTATTGCTCATTTTACATCCTTAAAAATCATGTATGCTTTCAATCATAACTTTCAAGCCTTTCGACATGAAATAATTCAGCATAGTTTCTTTGGTAGCAGGAGTTGAATCATCGAACGCTTGGACGATTGCAGCCTGAATGTTGTTCGGTATATAATCAAAGTCAACGAGAGTTTGATTACGCTTAAAGCCTCGAAGCATAGCATCCGTGGTACAAAACGTTTCAGCGTCTTGCTTCAACCATTCTTGTAGTTTCTTGCTATTTAGAACTTTTTGACGTTCACCAGCAACGAATGTGTTATCAGGTGATAGAATGTTAGGAATGCCATCACCACGATCACCCTTTAGAATATGCTCCTTAGTGAAAGAGGCAGGGTCATCGATCTTGATGAACCGCTTTAGAATAGGAGAATACTGGGTAACGTTAGGATACTTCTGCAACTGGGCAAAGTCCTTATCAGATGACAGGATAAGAACGCTAGAAGATGCAGCAAACCGAGCGGTGAGAACAGCGATCACATCGTCTGCCTCTGCACCGTCAACGTCGATAATCTTATAGGGGAAGTTTGCTTTCAGTTCGTCACGAATACGGTTCAGGGTATCAAAGATCATACCCCAATCAAGACCAGAAGCCTCACGATCCGTTTTACGATTTGCCTTATAGAAAGGGAAATAGTCCTTACGCCAGTAATGACGGTTATCACAGCAGATGATAACATTAGGATACTTATTCTTGAATTGACGCACCTGGGAACGAATGGTATTGATGCACATATGACGGATTAGATTTTCATTCAATCCATCTTTGGCTTTAACCAAGTTACCATTCTCGTCGGGTACCATCATGCGTCCGGAAATGGACTGCATTAGGTTAGATATTAGGACCTGATTAAGGTCGATTAGCATATAAGACATAACAATTCCTTCATGATGATATAGTAATTATATCACTATTCCTCCGTGTCGTCAAGTTCTTTTTTAGCGACAAGCAAATCCTTCATTACCGAGTCTATCTTTTCCTGAATCTGTTCCTTGGATAGGGTATCAAAATCCGCTTCTAGCAGGGTAACGTTGTTGTCAATGAAATCATGGAAATGATGTTCAAATCCGAACTGACGATATACTGCGGATTTTAATGCATCGATAACAAGGATGAAGTCTTTAGAGAATTGCTTATCGGTAACTTCCACATAATAGTTATCTAGTTCTGTTATGAGGACACCAACAACCTCGTCAACAATGGCATCAGCGGCTTTCTGTTCTGCTCGACGGTTTCGCTCCTCAATCACCTCGCCAGGGACATCCCTGACGACCTTGTGTTTTGGGAACTCGATTACTTTCTCGGTCATTTCTCATCCTTGTTCTTTAAGTCGTAGTATGTGGCAGCCAGCACAATGAACACTGCCAGGACACCGACTATAATGCCCATGTAAATCGCAACCCAAATCATAGCATGTGTGGTACTCATCGTATTACTCTCAAAAGGATTGTATCTGCATTGATACGACCAGTTGCCTTCTGTTCTGTGGTTGTGATATTCTCCATGACCTTACGTAGATAAATCTTACCACCTTCTAGTAGTGGCTTGATTACTGCTTCTGGCTTACGGAGTTTCTTTGTAACCGAAGTTGCTTCGTCAAATCCTGTAATCGTAGTCCCTCTGACCGAAAGGCCAGAATGACCCACGGCATTATACACAGAAAGATTACGAGTTTTAACATTGAAAGTCCAAAGTTGTTCAGCACCGATGATTCCTTTCGGGTCTACGCTGGTGAGTGTATCAGAGGATGCACAGTAATTCATCTTAGCCACTAGAACATGGGCAGGCTTAACCTTCTTCTTGCGTGGCTTGCGGACAGCCTGACCAGCAGAGTCAAGTTCAACCATGTGGTCAATGATACGCTTTATGAAAAGCCCCATGATTTTAAGAACCGGCTTACGCCATCCTTTATACGCTTCCACAAGTTCGGGGTCTTTACTTGTTTGGGCTTCGGTGATTTCATCGTATTGAGGACGGAAGTGTTCTGCAATCCTCTTCGCAATTTGCGGTTTAATTCCCTTCTCAAGGGACCACTTCTTAACGTCAAACTGAATTACTCCTTCTTGGAAGAAAACGTCTAACTGTTCTTCCAGTTCACCGATTAGGTCCGACGCTTTGTTATTGATACGATCTTGGATAGAAACAACTTTTTGAATCGGCTGTTCCGTTTCATCTTCGGCCGTTTCCACAACATCTTTCGTGAGTTCTCCAATCTTTGCTTCAATCTTTTCCCAAACATCATCGGGTAAGATGGAACCGGAAGCCAATAGTCTACAGTTCCATCCGATGTTGTGGAGTTCGAAGGCCTTGACGGAAGCCAGTTTTTGAATAACGCTCTTATCATACTTAATAGACTTTAGGTAGGAGATAGTGAATGACTTTGCGTCATCACTTGAATAGAAGTAGTTGAACCAGTTGTATGCCCTGGCTAGGTCTGATTGTGTAGATTCCTCAGTCACAGTGGGTTCAGGACCGAGATACTTTTCGTCTGCGAACTTAGGTCTTTTAACCGCTGCCGACTTTCTCACTTTTTTCTCCTTATCTGTCATGTGCTTCAAATACAAAGTTTACAGTTAGGCGTTTTTTAGTTTTAGCAGGCGTCGATGATGAATGAAAGTGGGTACCGTCAAACATCACAAATTTGTTTTCTTCTGGTGTTATTCGTTTTAGTTCTGTCACTTGTCGATTTAAAGTATCCTCATAGTAAGATGCTACATCTAATGTACCGTAAGGATTAAACCTTTCATTGTATATGATGGTGTCACCGTCACTGTCATTTAGATATAGCAATCCTACTGTATGATTGTATGGTACATCGACATGAGGATGGTTCACAAAATTAGATTGACCGATAGGTATCAGTGCAATTCTAATTCTATGTAATTTGTTTAACTCCTTACCCATAGGATCGAGAATGGTTAGAAGAATGTCCTCTAGACAATCAGCACTTATACTATTCTTTCTCTCATCCATAACAGCAATATGACTGAAACTACCATTGTGTAGTTCATCAAACTGAGGCATACTATTTGAATAGGCTGTATTGTTCTGATAAAACCATGAGAAATTTTCACTCTCAATGATCTTTCTAGCCTTTTCGAGGAGTAGTTTGGGTGCAGCGTTACACTTTTCGATAATCATCCGAAGATTTTTCCATGATCCTTAAACTCGTTGATGACGCAGATACCATCTTCTAGGTAATTATAGTTCTGTTCCAGTTCTTCTGCATGATCAAGTGCCTCATTCAAAGTATGATAGACTTCTGCGTTCTGAAAGATATCACGAATTGCCTCAAGGTCACCATCCCATTTGAAAGTTTCTTCATTAAACTTACCATAGATGGAGTCGATGGCTTGAGCGTATGCTACACGATATTCAGGACCCTTAGGGCTTTCTGTTAGTAGAACATAGATGCCATTATCTGCGGACATTACTCGTCCTCCTCATTTACATCATCGAAGAAAGTTGCTGTAATGAGACTGATCAACCACTTCAACATAAATGGACCCCATAGAGGAGATAGAATCTCTACCCATGTCCAGTTTTCTAGGTGACCGGTTAGATGCAGACCGATAAACAACAGGGCTAATGCATCCATAAAGTTGATTGCGTCTGACGTTGTGGTGACGCTGATGATCTTCATGTCTTTCATTTTGGAAACCTTTGATGGAAAATCTGTAGACATTACTTCTTCTTTCCTTTGGTACGACGCATCTTGCGCTTGTTAGAACCGACTTTACGACGACCCTTGCGAGGTCTATTCTTGTGTGGCCACGGCATATTCTACTCCTTCAATAGTTGTTTCACAGAATCAATACGGAATGAACGCCATCCACCAGCATCGATATCCCATACCGCCTGGACGTTATCATTCAACTGCCGAGCATTTTTAGGAACTTGTCCATCATACTCGGATAACATAGCAGGTTCAACCTGCGGAACATATAGATCAGAAAGGGTCGCTCTCATCGTGCGTTCCGTTCCGTCAGTCTTTTCAAACACAACAGTAACGACCCCATTCTTGAGGTCTTCCTTCAGAGCATACTTATCAATCATCTTTCTTTCCCTCATTGAGCAACTTTTCTAACTCATTATAGCCCCCGATGAAGGCTTTGTCAATAGTTATTATCGGAAAAGTCCGAGCCTGCGGGAACATTTCCAGGATTGTATCCCGGTCAAAGTCCTTGCCCAACTTATAGACAATGTGATCCTTTGCCTTTAGTTTTAGTAGTGTGATTGCCTTGTCGCAAAACACACAGGCATCTTTTGAATATACTGTAATCATTCTTCCCTCACTTCTTTACATGAGACTTTCTAACTCTCACCATAATCCATTCGTTATAGTATTGCTCAGAGATTAGAGCATCCCTGTCGAATTGTTCCTTAGCCTCATAATACGACGCTTCGCCTTTGCTCTTACATAGACGGATGATTTCTCGTGTGAATTTCTCCTTACCGAAGATTTCCACGTGTTGTAGAAGTTCTTTATTGCTGCCATAGTAATCTAGCCAATCTGAATCGACCTGTTTCTTTACTCGCTTCCCCTTCTTCTTGGTGGTGCGAGTAAACTTGAAT